GTTCTATAGCTTAAAGCAGTAGTATCCTTAATACCTTCGTCTATTCTTTTAATAAAATATTCTGAATCAATATCTACTGTTCCACTTAAGAACAGATAATCAACTAATCTTTTACTAATTATTTCTTTTTCTATATTCATTTAAAGGAATATAGATTAAATTTATAAATTAAGCAATTGGACTTATAACCCAACTCACTGTATCTTCGTCCCAAACATAGCTTTGACCATCTGTAGGATAAGCTATAGGTGCTACATATTCTGCTATGCTATCATCCCATACATATGAATCATATGGTTTAGGAGCATAAAATATATCAGATGTCCCATCATAAATAAAACCAATACCTGCGTAGTTTCCTCTAAAAGGAGTTCCTCCAAGTGCATGAGATTTTCTATGAGTATTGTAAGAAGTTCTTTTACAAGTTTTTCCTTTTACATTTCCGTAATAAGCTTCCCATGAATCAAATCCATTTGGAACTGGATCATTTTCATTTCTACCAGGTATTACTTCTGTGACTATATTGTTTTCATCTAAAAATGCGTAATGTGCCATAATAATTAACCGAACGAAATTGTATCACTCCCTGCAGTAAAGCTTGTTACTTTTTTATCTCCTACAGTTTGTGTTGAAGAAGTTAATCCTCCTCCTATTGTTAATGAATATTGTTTTGGATAACTTAAGATTACTACTCCAGATCCACCATTTCCACCAGATCTATCTCCGTTTCCACCGCCACCGCCAGTATTTGCAGTACCGTTTGTGTTTCTGTTTCCGCCGCCACCTTGACCGCCTGAGCCAGGGTAACCTGCACCACCGCCACCTCTGTAAATTTGTGAACCTGTAATTGCAGATTGAACTCCTATTCCTCCAGGAGATCCATTAGATCCACCTGCCGCTGCAGCTCCTCCGCCGCCACCGCCTGTGTTATTCGCTCCGCCAGTGCTTCCGCCTGGATAACCTTGGTTAGCAGTACCTCCAGAACCTCCAGTTGAGCCTTCCGCTCCGCCACCGCCTGAGCCTCCACCGCTAGAACCGATCCATGCTGGGGGACATCTAATATACGCCGCACGTCCTCCGCCTGAACTTGTAAATGTGTGAAAAGTTGAAGTGTTACCATTTGTAGGTGATGAACAAGAACCTGATCCACCTCCACCTATAGTTACTGAATATGATGTTGCTGCTACTCCTTCAAATAGTGATTCTGCTGACGCACCTCCGCCAGAAGGTTCTCCTTGAACTGAAGATCTATATCCGCCAGCTCCACCACCTCCTGAAAAGTCTCCTCCAGTTGTTCCACCGCCACCGCCGCCTCCAGCGATAACTAAGTATTCAATTTCTAATGGTGGTAATGGTGCTGCTCCGCCGATTCCTCCGAATCCGCCTGCTGACCCAGCTCCTTTAGTTCCTATTAAAGGCATTTTAACTTCCTCCTATTATGCAAACTGTGTTTGCGATGCTAATACTGTAAAAGTGGCTGCACCTGTTTTAATAACAGTGTATGTATAAACATCAAGTGAGTCAGCATTACCTGCTGTCGGTGCAGATCCTCCTGAATATTCTGGTGTAACACTTGATCCATCAATTTGAACTGCAGAGTTGTAGTATGCAGTTCCACCTTGTTTTACAATATGTGCTATTGTTAGTGATTCTCCAGTATCCATAATTGAATCTAATGAATTTGAACCATCTCCTCTAATATTTAGAGTCCAGTTAGCAGTCGCATCACTTGTGAAGTTCCAAACAGCTTGAGTTAAAACATCGTAGTTAACTGTGCCTGTAGCAGCAGTAGCTTCTGAAGTAACTTTTTCAGCTGTTTGTTGTATTTTACCACCGCCATTAAAAGTAACTCTTCCAATACCTTTAGATGTTAAATTTAAATCTACATTTGAATCTCCACCTGTTGCTGATAACTCAGGAGCATTTCCAGTTGCAGCATTTGTTACAGTAAATTCATTTACTGCCGATGCAGTAGTTGCAAATTTAATTTGTTCTAAATCGTTTTCATCGTTAATAGAGTTTCCACCATCAATTAAAATGTTGTTTCCATTGGCATCTAAGTCACCTCCTAATTGAGGTGTAGTATCCTCAACAACATTTGCTAAAAAGAATACATCGTTTACATTTGTTCCATCTGCGTAAACTAAAACAGTTTTACCTTCTGGAATTGTAACACCTGTACCAGAAACAGTTTTAATAGTTAAAGTGTTTCCTGATCTTGTAGTGTTATCTGCAACAATGTAAGTTTTTTCAATTCCATCTGGAACATTAACAACTCTTGTACCTGCTAAAGTTCCTGTTAAAGAAAGAACCATGTTTCTAGCGTTTGATAAAGTTGCGTTAGTCATAGCTAAAGTTACATCTGCTGATGCAACATCAATAGCTTCATAACCTGCAATTGCTTGTTGTACTAAGTTTAAGTTTGTATTTGTTTTATCGCCCCAAGTACCAGAGTTTTCCCCTGTTACCATCAGCTCTAGTTTTAAATCTGTTGAATAACTTGATGCCATAATTTTTTATCCTTTATTAAATATTATAATTTTATTTGGGTTAAGCCGCCTTGTCAACTACCGTCCAAGTTGGAGCTGTTCCAGGGTCAACTAATTCCCATGCGTTTAATCCTATTATACCTGTAGAAGTGGTTGCTGTCACTCCACTTACATCCACTTCCGCGCTAATTCCTGCTAAATAGTCCCCAATAATTATAGTACCAACATCATTTCCAGTAACATTTATTCTTACATTAGTGAAAGCATCTTCATCACCTTGTTGAATATCTAGAGCTATACCAGTTAATGAAAGATTAGAATCACCTGTAACCGATTCATTTCCTGTATTCGAAGATAGCTCTATACCTGTTACATCGACTTCAACTGAAGGTACGGCAACCTCTTCTCCACCAATACCTATATCAGTACCAACAGATTGACCCCATTGACCGTCACCCCAAGCTATTTCACCCCAAGGCTGTGCTGAAGCTGTTGTGACCTGTACTTCTACAACTTCTCCACCAAAAGCATCTCCAGCTGTCACTGTTGCTTGTGTTCCGTCAAAAGAGTAAATTACCTCATATTCTAATTGACCTGTTGCACCTGTAATTTGTGTTCCAGTTACATCTACATTAGCATTAGCTAATCCAGAAACATTTCCAATCTCAGTATCTGCTTGAGCACTTCCTATTAAATATTTTGACTCAAATGATAAAGAACCTAAATCTGGTGTAAGTTCCACACCCGTAGGTTCTACAACTATAGATATTCCTGCTAATACATCAGTTATAGTAGCAGTTAATTCTTGTCCTTGAGCATCTATTTGTTGACCTATTGCAACAGAGGTATCTCCAATAGCAATTGTTTGTCCATCTCCAACTCCCCAACCACCATCACTCCAAGCGTTTTCGCCCCAAGCTTCGTCAGAAGCGGATGTTACTGGTACAGTAACAAGTTCTCCAGCAAAAACTGAATTTACTGTTGAGTTTAATTCTTGGCCGAGTGGATCTACTTCGACAGAAATACCTTCTACATAGTCACCAATAATAATAGGACCTAATTGTTGCCCTGTAGGCTCTACAGTTACATCTGTAAATGCTGTTACGGTTTGTGTTGTGGAAGTAAGTTCTTGACCTGTTACAGCTACTTCAGGTGATTTTAAATCACCCCATTCTCCTGCTCCCCAATATTGAGCACCCCATCCTGGAACAGATTGTGCACCAGCACTTCCTAAAGTTGAATTAGATTGAACGCCACTGAGTTCGACAGTTTGGTCACCGAGTGTACCCCAGTTAGCAAATCCCCAAGTCTGCGAACCCCATGTGGCCATTCATAATCTCCTCGCTTATTACTATTACGCTATTCTTAAAATAGCTGACGTAGAGGTAAAGTTTGGAAATTGAATTGTAAATGTTCCAGACGTTGCAGTTTTATCAGCACCAAAATCTAAAGCACAAATAGCTTTATTAGATTGAGTTGAGTTATAGATTAATGCACCTCTTGCCGTCAATGTAACACCTGTAAAAGACAGATCAGCAAAGTCAACGATAGCTACACCTGTATCTAAACTTACTTGTTGAGATTGAAGTGTTCCACCTTTCGCTGCGTATTGTCCTGATGCAGCTACTTCGTTACCTGTTGTGTATGAAGTTGTTGCTGCGCCTAAAGTTGCTTGTGATGTATATAATGCTAATTTAATTGTATTTCCAGCAGTTTCTAAATCATGAATTCCTTCAAGAATCTCTTCTTTAAAACTGTTGCATACTGCTTGTGTTATTGCCATATTATTTCTCCTTATTAAAATTTTTAATTATTTGGTGAAGGTGCTGGAATTTTAACTCTTGGCACTCCATCCGTATACTCATCTCTACGTCTTCTACCCATTTGTTCTAACGCAAAACTTTGTATAGAAACATTATACTTGTCTGAATAGATTTTGTACATATCCATTGGTCCTTTTAGAAACTCGTAAGCATTTACCATAACCGCATTAAATAACAAATCAGGAGCGTTTTTAGAAATGTAAGTCTCTGTATTTGTTGCAGTCAGTTGATCTGGTGAATATATATAGCTTAATTGAACTTTATATTGAGCATCTGGAGCTGGAGCCATTATTAATATAGTTTCTTTCCAATTAGCGTAATATTTAGGAACGCCCGTTGCTCCTGTTGAATTGTATTCAAATATAAAACTTGTGTCTCTTTTTTCTAAGTATTCTTTTGTAGTTGGACTTTGATTAGAATCAAATACTAATATTGATCTAACAATTATAGAAGTTCTAGTAGCTGTTGTATTTGGTGAATTAGGTAAATCTAAATATGGTGAACCTATGTTCAAATTAGCTGTAGCATATTCTCTAGTGTAGTCTGCATCAACTTCTCTAAAAATTCTATTCTCCGCATCTATAATCATTCCTTGAATGATAGAATCTGTTAAAACAGTTGATCCAACTTCTGTGTAGTCTCTAACCTTTTGTAATAATTCTGCGTATGTCATATTATGTTGTTATTGTAACACTCCCTACAGTTGTTGTCGAATTAACACCTGTTGTAGGTGCTGATTGTGCAGGAAAAGCTATTGAGACGGATCCTACAGTAACTCCTGCTTGTCTCTTGTTATTTTCTTCTAAAGGATCTACGGATGGTTGCATTCCATTAGATGTAAACTGACCTGGCCAATATTGTGGATCCAAGTATACTGTTACAGGCGCAGGTCTTTGAGGTCTTGCATTCCATAATGCTTGAGGATCTGCCATATGTGGCTTAGGGTCTAGTTGTGGATGTTTAGCTTCAAACTCAGATGTGTGTACCCATGAACCATTCCATTCTTTTACCATTTCTCTATATGGAAAAGCTTGTCCTGATCTATCTGAGATGGATTGTGAATATTTACCTTTTGCGTAAGCCATTACGATCCTTGTGGGTAATAAACATTAGGAGTGATGTAAACAGATGTTCTTTGTCCATCTTCTTCTAATGCTCTTTTTAATTCA